GCCCTTTTCAAGAGAATAAGATTTCTATTGGAGGGAAAGCACGATCCTTTTTGGTCAAAGAAGTATCGCGCTAAGAACGCTGACCCCGGTTTTAAACCGGGGAAGGCGTCGAGAGCCTTAAGCTTTATAGAAATGCTTAAGACTGTTAACGGCATATTCGTCCAGAAACTTCTGGCCGATCCGCTCGTTAGGTGGACGTGGGAGGCATTCGATGCAACCACCGTCAACAATATATCCGTTTTAATAGGGGATATATTCTATGATATGATCCGGTGTGACCGGAGTGATAGCATAGAGACAAGGTACCAGGAGTTGAAAAACTTCCGGAAATCTGTCAAACTGGCTCTACACAATGAAGTCGCCTTCATCATGAGAGACCAGAAACTTTGGCTCCAGCAGTATGCGATGTACGTATACAGCCGAAGCCAGGAAGAGGACGACATCTCCTACGGAGGGAGAGTGGGCGTCCTCTCTCAAACGCGCGGGGCGGGTAAACCACCCACGCTTGTTGAGACGCAAGCTATCCGGAAATTTATCCGGGTAGTTACGGACCGGCCTGACCCATTAACTGATGAGGTCAAGTCGCTCATAAGGATATCAGTTCCTGCTATTGCAGAGTTGATCCCTGAGAGTGCATATTCACAAATGAAGGATTCATTCGTAAATATCACAGGATCCGCCTGCCTTGAATATACAAGGGAGGACGGGGGCACGTTTGAAGCAGTCAGAAGACTGATTCAAGGTGCAAACGAGATGGAACCATGCGTGGTCCTAAATCTTGATACGGGGGAACGGATAGGGGAGGCTGACCTCTCCTCCGTAACCCTTGGTACTTACATTTTCTGGAGATGCCTCGAGAAAATAACAAGTACACCACTGGAAGATATTACGAAAGTAAAAATCGCAGTGGTCTCTGAGCCCGGGAAATCACGTGTGATTACCAAGGGCTCTGCCTACTTAAAGATCGTCCTCGATATTATAAGTAAGGTATGCTCGAAACCGTTGTACGGGCTCGAGTCTTCCAAAAGTGGTATGAAACAAGCAAACCACGGTTGGAATCTCTTTCGACAATTCTTCACTGAAGGTTGGAGAGAGACAATATTTCCTGATGAGAGGAGAACGGAGATAAACCGTGTCCCATATCAGGAGGAGGTGAGGTTCCGCGAAGTTTTCGCGGGGTCCACCGACTATTCGACCGCTACCGATTTTATGAATCGGGAAGTGGCGAAGGAGTTACTGATCCCATGGATGAAAATCTGTGGGATCCCTAACTACCTCCAAGGGGTTGTCCGAGCGACACTCTTCGGAGATAGAATCGTCGAGTTTTCCACAAAAGGTGGGCGACTTGACGATTTAGGGGAAGGTACGGGTGATACTCGCACAATCCTCTCAGTCAGGGGGGTCTTCATGGGAGACCCCCTGACTAAGGTGGCGTTACATCTGCTTAATGCAAGTGTGCGCCACCTGAGTGGGATTCCGTTAAAACAGAAGCCCAACTCGAGGGCA